CAACGGCACCACGCTGATCGGCCCGGCGCAGATCGCGATGGTCGGCAGCACCGACCTGTTCAACTGGAATCTGCCGGCCGGACGCTACCGCGCCTTTCTCGCCAACACGGGCGTGACCACGGCCCTACCGCCCACGCTGTCCAACTTCGCTCCGTCCGTCAACCTCATCTGGTTCGGGCTCGGTGCGTGAGGGGGTCGACATGGCGACAGTCGAACCTGGACCTCCCGGCTCAGCCGGCCCGCAGGGACCAGCCGGCGTCGACACTGATGTGCCCGGTCCGAAAGGCGTGACCGGTCCAACAGGTCCGACCGGTCAGAAGGGACCACCGGGAACGCCCGGCGCTGACGGCGCGGACGGTAATCCCGGACCGAAAGGTCTGCTCGGTCCAGCCGGCGCTGACGGCAGTAAAGGTCCGCCCGGTGACCGAGGCCTCGCCGGACCGACAGGTCAGACCGGACCGCAAGGTTCACCCGGCACCAAGGGTCCGACCGGTGACGCGGGCGCGATAGGCGCTAAGGGCTCGATCGGTCCGACCGGATCTCCTGGCACCACGAAAGGCCCGACAGGCGACAAGGGACCGACCGGCGACCCCGGCCTACCAGCACCCGGTCCCTTGTGGCCGCCGTCGCGGCAGGCGCTGTTGGCGTACACGTATCCACCGGACTGGGCCGACGCCGCGCCGAACATCAACGGGTCCGGTCAGGTTCTCTACACGCGAATTCAAGTACGCCAAGCCTTACACGTCAGTCAGGTTATCTACGGGGTATCCGCTGCCGGCGTCGGGGTCACTTCCAGCTACATCGGGGTGTACTCGATGGCCGGCGCACTGGTGGGTACCAGCGGAAATCTGGGCACTTCGTGGGGAACGGCGGGTATCAAGGTGACCAACCTGGTCACCCCGGTCGATTTGCCGATCGGCTACTGCATCATCGGCGTCATCGTGAACTGCTCCGGCACTCGACCACAGATCAACGGCGTGAGCGTAACCGGCTCACCACACAACTACGGCCTGACCGGACTGGGCATCCGTTCCGCTACCGGCCAGGCCACCACTACCCTGCCGGCGAACATCACCACATTCACTGGCTACGCCACGTTCTTCTGGTTCGGCCTCGCCTAAGTCCCGGCACCGACACAGGCGGTATGCCTTATGTGGATCATCGTTGCCGTGGTCGCCGTCGTCGCTGTCGTCACCGCGATTTCCGTCACGGTCATCTGGCTGTTCACCACGGAATCGGGCGACAATCGTGACCACCGCTGACTGGCTCTGGGTCATCGGGATCGTCGGCGTGGTGTTGGTCTGTTCCCATCCAGGGAGGCGTCCGTGAATCTGGTCTGCCCGTACTGCTCGAAAACCAACGATCGGCACGGCCGGGTCGACAAGATCGGTCACACCGGACCGTCGCGTCCGATGCCCGGATCCGTGAGCCTCTGTGTGGCCTGTGGCGGGATCTCCGTCATGACCGACCATCTGGCCTTACGGAAAGCCACCGCGGACGAGGTCGCCCAGATTCAGCAGGACCCGACGTTCGCCACCGTCATGGAGATTCAGAGGAACCTTCAGAACGGGCCGTAACGGCGTCGACTCTCCCGCTTGGTCCAGTTGAATTTACGGACCTGCTCTGTGACCCACGGATCGGCCAGTTCCTCATCCGTAGCCTGACGGAGCGACAGGTCATCATCGAAGATGGCCGGGCCGCCACATGTCCAACAGATACTGAGGTTTCCCGGCTCCGGACCATCTTCGCCGTCCACAACGCCGTGCAGGTGGTTGGCCTGGTCGCAGTAGGGACACGTCGTCTTCAGGACGAACGGCTCATCAGTCATGGTCGTTATTATCCGTGCGGGACGGCGCCGTAGAGACACCGATGTTGCGCAGGAAACAGTCCAGGTGGACCGAGCGGGGAATACCGGTCCCGGCGTCGGGGAGCGTCAGGCCCTGATGGTGCGCGGCGATGAGCTTGTCACAGAAGAGGCAGGCCTCACCGATCGGTGTGACAACGTGCGAGGCCGGATCACAGACCGGAGCGCCCCACGACTTTCCGAACCATTGACTCACGGTTCCTCCCGATCCACCTCGGCGTCGATGACGTCAACTACGCGGAACGGCCTCGTGCTACGGGATGTCGCCCGTCGGATCAACGTCAGTTCGGCGCTGATCTCCATCAGGCTCTTCGCGATCGACCGGATCCAGACCAGCAACGAGGGAACGCACCAACAGATCACGAGGCCCGCCACCAGCGCTTCACCGATGAGAGCGGCGACGAGCAACTCCATCACGCCGCGGCTCGGATCTGGACCGCCAGGTTGTGAACCTCGATCTGGACGTACTGCAACGTCTTGTACCTCGCGCCGAGCCGCTGGACCATCTTGTCGTAGCTGTTGTCAACTCCGGGAATGTCGCGCATCCGCGGTAGGTAGTCCAGGTAATGCGCACAGTCGAATCCGAGCCACCAGACGTGGTCGGGACGGCCAGGCTCCGGAACGTGGCACACGGCGGCCGTGGTTTCCGGATCGACGTCTTCCCGACAGAACTCGCTAAACGTCAGGCCCCCGTGCACCTCCACGCCATTGAAGACGTCGTCGCTGTATCCCCTGCCGTGCCATGGATGGCCGGGCGGAACCCCCACGTAGCCACACCAGGCGCCCATGTGGTTACGGACCGCCAGGCAGTCCAGATCCGTGTCGGCGTCGATCCATTGCGCTTTGTCCGGCTCGTTCTCCCACGGTCCTGCGACTGTCGGGTGTCGGTCCGGGAATGTCCAGGTTCGCACGAAACGGACACTATCAGGGGAGTTGTCAGTTATATGACAGGCGCGACGCACCTCTTCGGCGACTCGGACGATTTCGAACGCGGATTCCAGCTCGGCATCATCTGGCAACAGCTCCGTCAGGATCTGCCCCACGTGGATGTGGTGGTCCCGGTGGCGTTGCTGAACCGAGCGGCCCGATTAGCCCAGGCCGTCGGCTACCGCGTGACCGTCCGCAAACCCAAGGGACTACCCGGAATGCGGTTCGTGCGGTTCCGGTCGACGAAACGATAACGGCAGCGACCGGTACCTCGCCAGAATGACTCCGAAGGTTGCCCCCGGCCGTTCGTAGCGGTGCGACCCGTACCACGTGGAGCGGATCAGCGCGCGGAGCAAGGCTCGTGACGGGTAGACGTAGCCGCCGAGCTTGTCACACCGATCCGCGTACCGAGCCCATTTCCGCCACCGACGGCGTTGTCTTGCGCGGCTCATTCGGGCTCGGTCCCTTCGTAGACGAACCCACGCCGGTCACCAGACGTCCATTTGAACCGTCCCAAGAACGGTGACGGCGCGTTGTGTTTGCCGCGGTGACCCTCCACAAATTCACAGCGGACAGCGATCTTCTCGCTCAACGCGAGGCCATGACGACACTGATTCGCCTTCGATTTCCGGCGTGACTTTCCCACCTTCGGCCGGTAGGCACCCAAGGGATCATCGCCGCGGTACATCGGCGTTCGGCGTGCTCTGGCGTCGTTCATTCAAGCCATTTCCGCATGGTCACTCCGGTCGGTTGATCCGCGTGAGCCGCAGATTCGTGGGGTCGGCCCGGAACTCTGAGGTCTCTCCGCACTGATGGCAGATCCATCCGCCGTGGTAGACGAACAGGATGTCATGCAGGCTCGCGCACATCGTGGCCTGACAGTAAGGGCAATGGAACTGATGCCGCGGTTCGGGCGACGTCATGGGACCTCAACTCTGATAACGACCAACCCCGGAGGCGAGCCATGCCGACGCCACGTAATGCTCCTGAACTGAAACTTCTGCTCGGCGTGGAAGCGCGCCACCGGGAAGTCAAGAGCCCGACGGCTGCCGCCCGCGAACCCGAGCCGTCTCCGGATCTGACCCCTCCGGAGCGCAAAGTGTGGGACCACCTGGTAGCGGAGTTGCGGGAAATGGGGACTCTGTCCAGTGCGGACGCGATCGCCATGACCGCCTTGTCTCAGGCCACGGTTCTCGCCGAACGGATGCACGCCAGGATCGCCACCGCTCCCGAGCTGACCGTCACCACGGAGACGGGAATGGTTCACGTTCACCCGCTCCTGACGGCCTATGACGTGGTCCAGCGACGGATCCTGGCTCTCACCACCGCGTTGGGTCTCACCCCGGTCGGACGGTCCCGTATCCACGGTCAGGCCGCCGGCAAACCCAACACCGAGGCGGCTCACACTCCGGACCTCTACGCGATCTAAGAAGGCTTCGGAAGGTACGTGTCGTCCGGAGGCTGGTACTGGTTCACCGCGTCGACGACCAGGCGAGCCAACACCGGGGAATCCATGTTCCCGATCATCTGGTCGTACTCGGTCGGCTCTTCGCCGTGCTGGATGTAGATGTTGCGTGGTTGCCGACGTCCGGTCCGCCAGGTGCTCATGACGCCTCGCTCGGGGTCTCGTTACCGGTCGGGCGGCTCGGCATGGACGAGGTCCAACTGGCGGCCGTGAAGTTGCGGAGCCGTGCCATCCCAGTGGCTTCGATGGCTGCCTTACACGTCTCAGCGATGGTCGCCATCCGGGCCAACGCTTCCACCGGATCCGCCGCGTCCACGGAGACCGTCAATTCCAGGTCGTAAAAGGACTCTTTCACTGTTCTCACGGGGGGCCTAACGAATGATCCCCCCGGCGTGTGACGCGCTCAGTTATCCGCGTTTCGACCATCCGCGGTTGCCGGGCTGTGCCGAGGTCGGGGATCACCTGTGCCTGCCCCGAGCCATCCGGGCGTGCGGGTTCTTTGACGAAGTGTTGGTCCATACCAAAGGCGAATGGGCTCGCCGGCCGTTCATCCTGTCCGACTGGCAACGCAACGACATCGTGGCACCGCTGATGGGCCGGGTGACCTACTCGACCGAGCGGAAGCGCTACGTCCGCCAGTATCGAATGGGATGGATAGAGCTAGCACGCAAATGCGGCAAATCGGAATTGCTAGCCGGTTTGGGTCTATACCTGCTCGTCGGTGACGGAGAACAGGGCGGTGAGATCTATGGATGCGCTCGGGACCGTGATCAGGCTCGGGTCATCTGGGATGTGGCCGCCCGCATGGTGCAGCTCTCCCCCCGCCTTGCCGACCGTGTCGGTCTACGGGTCCGCAATAACGAGCACCGGATCGTGGATCTCCAGTCCGGTTCGTTCTACGCCACGTTGTCCAGGGACAGCCTCAAGTCTCTAGGCCTGAATCCGAGCGGGATTCTCTTCGACGAGGTCATCAGTCAGCCTGACGCGCGCCTGTGGGAAACGATGCGGACCGCGATGGGCGCCCGGACCGAACCGTTGATGATCGCCGCCACCACCGCAGGCAACGATCCCGGATCTTTCGCGGCAGCCGAACACGCGGAGAACGTGAAGGTCGCTGAAGATCCGGACCGGGCGAAGCACAAATTCGTCTACATCCGCAACATGCCAATGACCGCGGACGCCTTCGACGAAAGCAACTGGCCGATGGCGGCTCCTGCGTTGAACGACTTCCTGTCCATTCAGGCCCTCCGAGATGAGGCCACCGAAGCGCGCAACGATCCCAGCAAAGAGAACGCCTTCCGGCAGTACCGCTGTAACCAATGGGTCTCGCAGGCAACCCGCTGGATGAGTATGCCCCTTTATCGCGAGTGCACCGGGGACCTGTGGCTCAATGCGGACTGGGGATCGGACCTCATGCGGGGTCGCGAAGTCTGGTGTGGACTGGACCTGTCGGCCAAGTTGGATCTGACATCCCTGTGTGCCTTCACCCCGCCGAAAGGTGATCAGCCTGGACACGCGATGTGGTGGCACTGGCTTCCGGAAGAGGCCCTGACCCAACTCGACCAGGTGACCCACCACAAGGCCCATCAATGGGTGAAGCAGGGCTGGATTCGGTTGATGCCCGGTGCGGTCATTGACTATCTGGACCTGTGTGAACAGATCGCGGTGTTGCTCAAGCCGTTCAAGGTCCGGGAGATCAGTTACGACAAATGGAGCGGTGAACTGGTCAGGCAGGAACTGGAACGCAAGCTAGGCAAGCGGATCCCGATCCTTCCCCAGGAACCCACCTACGTGGGCATGACGGTCCCGCTCCGCGAGCTGATGGCCCTGACCGTTCAACGGCTCTGGTGTCACCACGGGAATCCAGTCGCCCAGTTCTGTATGGACTCCGTGGAGGTCCGTCACGCCGTCGACAACCCGGACCTGATGAAACCGGTGAAGCCGGAAAGGCTCCCGACACAGGTACGTATCGACGCCGTCATTACTGCCGCTCTGGCCGTGGGCGGATGGGCCGTGCGGGGTCGTCAACAGCCGCCGAGCCGTCAGGCCTACGGGTTCCGGTAAGTCATCTCTCCAGTGCCGATTACGGGGGTAACGGTATGCGGACGTTCACCATGCATCGCGACGCGGATGTGACCGGGGTCAGCGGGATCGGTCTGGTCGCTGAAGGAGTCGTGTTCTCCGACGGGACCGCGGTGATCCGGTGGCGTGGTCAGCATTGTTCCACGGTCGTCTGGGACACCCTCGTGGACGCGGTTCAGGTGCACGGTCACAACGGGGCCACTCGGTTCGTGTTCGACGACGAGGCGCCGCGTCATGTCGACTAACCCCAACCCCGGCCGCATCACCGATGAGATGTGGAGTCTCTGGGAGGGAATGCAGGCCCTGGAGCCGTCGTCCCTTTTGGGCGGAATCTACGCTAATAAGCCTGGCTATCACAATTGTCGATCGAATCTGCCGTCCCATGACTACTCGGTGTGTGACCGTCCGCCCGATGACGGCGGTCCCTCCGATAAGGGTGACGCGATCGATTGGACGTTCCCGAACGCTCAGGGCGGCGACTACTCGACGATCTCGAAGTACACCAGCCGGTTGCTGAAATCCGCTCAGGATCCCAACGATCCGCGGCTGGACGGCTGGCGGGAATTCTACGGTCAGGCCGACTCGGACTCCTATGTAGAGGGATGGGACATCCGGTACGGGTGCGCGGCCACGTCTGATTCCAGCCACCTGTGGCACCTACACCTCTCGGAATCGCGTGATCAAGCCACTAGCCAGACCAATAAGGACCGGCTCCTTTCCGTACTGCGGGGGGAATCCGTCGACGAATGGGGGGGCGACGTGTCCGCCAAAGATGTATGGGGTTACGACATCGATCCGTCCAGCAATAAGTACTCGGCCGGTGGTGCCACCTGGACCATGTTCGGCCGGACCGATTACCTCGCCAATACCTTTGCGCCGTCGGTCATCACCGAACTGGACGCCATTCAGGATCAGCTCACGGCCACCCGTGCCGCGCCGACGAGTCTGGATTCCGAACGGCTGGGGCGGCTGATCACGCTCTCGATCATCACTAACGTGGCCATCCTGGTCTTGGTCGCCGTCGTGCTCTGGTACGTGGCGGTAGGGGACTGACCGCGATGACCGTCGCACTGCTCGGCCCCCGGATCGACGCGCTGCGGGCCTACGCGACAGAGTTCGATCTCGGCACGGTGGGCGGCCTGGACCAGATCACCGAACGGGGCATGACCGCGTTGGCGTTGGCGAAAGAGATGGCCAACGAGTACGCCCTGCGGTATCCGCAATGGCTGTTCCTGGACTCCTACTACTACGGCAACCCTCCGCTGCCGCGCGATCCGCACCGGCTGACCGACAAGTACCGCGAGATGTTGCAGATGAGTCGGTCCAACTGGATCGGTCTGGTCGTCAACGTGGTCAACGAACGCCTGCGGATCAAGTCCATCCGGTCCACGTCGAATCCGGTCCAGGACAAGAAAGCCTGGTCATGGTGGACCGCGAATAATATGGACGGCGTCGCGCCCCAAGTGCATTCTGCCGCCCTACGCTACGGCCTCTGTTACCTCAGTGTCTGGCCGCGGGAAGGCCGTCCGCCGAAGATGATGGGGGAATCCCCGCTCACCTGTCACGTCCGGTTCGATGCGGAAACCGATGAGGCGACCGCCGCGTTGCGGGTCTGGCAGGACAACGTTGAGGGAGTCCTGTACGGGGATCTGACCCTGGCGGACTATCAGTTCCACCTGGTGTGTACCGACGTCATCATGGATCCGCTCAGCTACGACGGGTACGCCCTGCCGCACCGGGCGGTCACCGCGGATCTGACCAACGTGGACTGGCAGTTCCGTCTGTACGGTCCGCGCCCTCCGGTGGAACGTAACCCGCTCGGCTTCGTGCCCTACACGCGGATCCTGACCGACCCGGATCTGACTGGCACGTACCGGGGTGAGATCGAGGGCCTGATTCCGCTGGCAGATCGCATCCACAAGACCACGTTTGACCGGCTGATGGCGCAGGCGTTCGCTTCCTTCCCAAGGGCATGGATAACGGGCATTGACGTCCCGAAAGACCCGGCCACCGGCAAGCCACGCGAACCGTTCGATGCGGCCGTGGATCGACTGTGGACCATCGAGAGCGAGAACGCCAAGGTGGGTCAACTCGACCCGGCCGAACTGGATGGGTACATTCGCGCCAATAC